CCTGTTCCTCGTGCTATCGGCTGTGTTGATGGCTTCAGCATCCAAGAGATATCAGGTGATTTGATTTACCTTGCACCAGACGGACTGCGTACGATTGCTGGTACAGAAAGAATTGGTGACGTTGAACTTGGTACGATTTCTAAACAGATACAGCCGCGCCTTGATAACATAGATACTGACCGTATTTCCAGTGTGGTTGTTCGTAATAAATCACAGTATCGTTTGTTTTTTCCAGATGACACTGGTACAGCCACTTCATCTCCGGGACTTTTAGGCGTTATTAAAGCAGGCGTTGACGGTGGAGTTGGCTGGGAATACGCAGACTTAAAAGGCATTAGACCTGCATGTTGCACTTCAGGTTTTATAAATGGAACAGAAACTATACTACACGGTGGATATGATGGTTTTGTTTTTAAACAGGAGGTAGGAAGCACTTTTGACGGCACAAACATAGCAGCCATATATCGTGGCCCTGATTACACGATGGGTGACGCTGGTATCCGTAAGATGATGCAGCGTATCATTTGGAACTACGATAACGAAGGTGCGGTGAACTCAAACTTTCGTATCCGATACGATTTCAACTCAAGCGAAACACCACAACCAAATCAATACACGCTGAACACTGGTGCTGCTGTAGCTATCTACGGTAACCCCTCATCAACATACGCAACAGCCGTGTACGGTTCGTCAGGAACCCCACTCGTGCGCCAGAGTGTAGAGGGCGGCGGATTTACAGTTGCGGTAAGATTAGACGACGCGGCAGGAGCCGCACCAATTTCATTGAAAGGCTACCAACTGGAGTTTACTCCGGGCGGAAGGAGATAATAAATGGCAGGATATACCAGACAATCCACGTTTACTGACGGCGACGTTATTACTGCTGCCCACAGTAACGATGAGTTTGACCAAGTTCTTGCAGCGTTTGTAAATACATCAGGTCACAAGCACGATGGTACGGCAGCAGAAGGTCCGGTTATCGGTTTAATTGGTGACCCCGGTGTCACTACGCCTCTCAACAAGGTTGTAATCGACAATCCCAACAATCAGATTGAGTTCTCTGTGGACGTATCAAGTTCGTCCGTAGAACAGCTTGTTATTAAAGATGGTGTAATCGAACCTACAACTACCAACGACATCGACCTCGGCGCAAGCAGTAAGCAGTTCAAAGACCTGCATCTAGATGGCACAGCTAACATAGATAGTCTTGTGCTTTCAAGTGGTGCAACTGTTACAGCCATCCTCGATGAAGACAACATGGCATCTGATAGCGCAACGTCGTTGGCAACACAACAATCAATCAAAGCGTACGTTGACACACAGCTAACTGCAGAGGACTTAGACTTTCAAGCAGATAGCGGTGGCGCACTCAGCATAGATTTAGATAGTGAGACACTTACTTTCACAGGTGGTACAGGCATCGATACCAGCGGTTCTGGCAACGCCGTCACGTTCGCTATTGACAGCACTGTTACAACCCTGACAGGTTCGCAAACTCTTACCAACAAAACCCTCACCACACCAATCATTGCAGAGATTGACTCTGGCGCAGACATCACTCTCGATGCAACCGCTGATATCATCCTTGATGCGGGTGGTGCAAATATTATTTTTAAAGACGATGGCACATCAATCCTTGACATTGCCAACAACTCATCTGATGTCGAACTCACAGTAAGCACAGCAGACAAGAACTTTGCTATCAAAGGTACAGACGGTTCGTCTGCTATCACTGCCCTAGATATCGACATGGCCCTGAATGGTAAAGCTACCTTTAGTGGCGACGTTGTTGTATCCGGTGACCTGACTGTCACAGGTGATGACATCACTATGGGTACAAATACTTCTGGTCACATCATGGTAGCAGATGGTGCGAACTTCAACCCGGTTGCTGTATCGGGGGACGTGACCATCAGTAGTGCAGGTGCAGTCACAATCGCAAACAGTGCTGTTGAATCAGCAATGCTTAACGCTAATGTAATCACAGGTCAAACTGCTATTACTTCAGGGTTAGATACATCTAATGATACCATACTAATCCACGATGCAGATGCAGGTGCGTTGAAGAAACTGACACTCGCTAATCTGTCTTCTGGTCTTGGTGGTATTACAGATGTGGTCGCAGATACAACCCCACAGCTTGGTGGTAACCTCGATGTTAATGGACAGGATATCGTGTCCGTATCAAACGGCAACATCGACATTTTGCCAAACGGAAGTGGCGTAGTAAATATCGATGGTGACGGTTCGTCAGGCGGTGTTTCTATTTCTGATGGTCTTGTTGATATTCGTACAGGTACAGGCACACGTTCGCAAATCAAATTCTATTGCGAGTCTAGTAACGCTCACGCACAAACCTTGCAGCCACAACCTCACTCTGCTGGTGTAACAAACACCTTGACTCTACCTGCAGGCAGCAGCCAAGAACTTGTAGGTACAACAGCCACACAAACCCTGACTAACAAGACAATCGATGCCTCACAGTTATCTGGTACGGTTGCTAACGCACGTCTTGACGCAGAACTACAGGCACTTGCTGGTCTGACTTCCGCAGCAGATAAGGGTATTCAGTTTACCGGGTCAGGCACGGCTGCAGTGTACGACCTCACATCCGCAGGTAAAGCTCTGTTAGATGACGCTGATGCTGCTGCTCAACGTACAACTCTTGGTTTGGGTACGGCAGCAGTAGCCAATACCGGAACATCTGCAGGTAACGTAGTCGTACTTGACGGCTCTGCACGGTTGCCAGCAGTCGATGGTTCCCAACTAACTAACCTGTCAACCGGGGCTACTGCTGGATTTGCGGTGGCTATGGCAATCGCACTTTAGTTGACAGGCACTTTTAAAAACAGTATACTATACTGAGGAGAAATCATGGCACAGGATTTTGAAAGAAACATTGCACGGAATGTGGGAACGAGTGAAGTAGTTCTACGAACCGCAAATTCCGACGATGCTCTTATTGGTATCAATATTGCTAATGTTACGACTTCCCAAATTACAATGGATGTGTATATCACTGGAGCAGGTGCTACTGATGATTACTACATTGTTAAAGCTGCCCCCATTCCCGTAGGTTCAGCCCTGCAGGTATTGGATGGTGGGGCAAAAGTTGTAATGCAATCTGGCGACATACTTAACGTCAAGAGTGATACCGCAAGCAGCGCAGATGTTTGGGTTTCTGTAGTTGACACTATCAGTTCATAAGGAATAGCCCATGCCCCTCATTGGTAATCCTATCACTGCAAATTTTCAGAGCAGACCTGCTACCCAAGAGTTTAATGGTGACGGGTCTACAACCACGTTTACCCTAAATCAGACGGTAACTCAAGAAGATATTATTGTATCTGTAGATGGTGTCGTACAGGAAAGTGTTGATGCGTTCACTGTGCCAGACGGTACAACACTCACCTTTACTGCAGCACCATCAAGCGGAACAGGTAACATCTTTGTAATCTACATGGGTGTGTCTGCAGCGTCTGTAACACCTGCCGCAGAAAACAAAGGTACGTTTAAGGCAAGCGGCATGTTTCGTACTAACGCACAGACACTCAGTTCCAACACAACTATTCTAGCAACAGAGAACGCTAACGTAACAGGGCCACTCACAGTAGCCAGCGGTGTAACACTCACCGTTGAATCTGGTGGTACATTGGTGACGCTATGAGTACGTTGAAGGCAGATACAATTCAGAACACCAGTGGCGGTGCGGCTACGCTGACAAAGCAAGAGGCTTTGAAGCAGTGGATAAATATGGATGGTGAAAGCACTATTTCAACACGAGATAGCTTAAACAATTCTAGCCTTACAGACAATGGAACAGGTAACTATACTATTACACACACCAATAGTTTTTCTAGCGCAAACTATGCTCCAGTAATTGCTACGGGTAAATCAGGAATAAGGGCATATCCAGACATAGCAGATAGCGGTACTATTGGAGCGGGGGCATATGGAATAATTTCCTCAAACCAAGCAGGCAATTTAGTTGACGCTAGTGTATGCACAGGACACGCTGTAGGAGACCTAGCATGAGTGAGATACTAACAAACAAACTCACTGGCGTAAGCACTGCTGGGGATGTGACGGTCACCGAAGGTTCTGTAACCATGAAGTTGCAAGATGGTTTAGCAGTAGTAGGTATTTATTATGACCTTACTAATAATACTAACCAACAATCATGGAATGTAAGTAGCGTCACAGACCACGGAACAGGTAATCAACAAATATTTTACACTAATAATGTATCAGGCAACGCCATATCTGTTTATATGGCGTCAAATGGAACTCATGGTGATGGAGAAATATTTGGCAGTGGTTCAAATTCTCATTATCAAAGAATTAGAGATACAGGTGGAACTTTATTAGACTCAACCCAAACATATAGTTCGGTACACGGAGACCTAGCATAATGTCTTTAGGAAAGATAAAAGCAGATACGCTGGAACACAGCACCGCTGGGTCACTTGATACGCAGTTTGTTGTAAATGGTTGTACGAAAGCGTGGTTAAAACATGATTCTGGCGATGCTAGTATCAAGGACAGCCTTAATCATTCAAGCACTTCTGACATTGGAACAGGGCGAACTCAATGTAATCTGACAAGTGCAATGTTAACTGCTAATAATTCGTGTACAGGCGTTGATAACGCTGGAATAACTTCAATTAGTAATCAAGTTACAATGACAGCATCTACCTATAGCTCAGACCATTATAACGCTGCTGGTAGTTTTCAAGACGCAGCTTTTTGTTCTACTCAAATGTGTGGAGACCTAGCATAATGCAAACACCAGAATTTCAAGGCACACACTTATGGGATAGACTGTGCTGGGCAAAAGAAAACTTAGAAGCCCATCAGTCTGACTATCGTGTGGTATACGAAGACAGCATTGATGAGTGTGCTAAGATACTTGTACCAGACCCTAACTGGATGGCAGCAGCTATGCAAGGCGGTATCTTACCACCAGTATGGGTGTACTGGGAACTTGCCAAAGACGAAGCGCAGCCCGATTTTAAGAAACATACTCGTGGCTATCTGTTGCATGACACAGAGCCAATGGAAGCCATGACAGAAGAACAGGCGATTGAATACCTAATTATGAAAGACTGCCCTCAGCACGTTTGGCGGGAATGGAATACAGGCAACAAACCAAAGATGGTTATTTGCCGCAAAGAACAGTTACCAAGCACTAGAGAGTGGCGCAATGCTTGGAAGATAACTGAAGAATTAACCGTCACTGATTTAGCAGCCTAAGAGGAGAAACCTAATGGCAACAACATACATCGTAGACAAGGACGGAAATCAGATAGATGCTTCTACAGCTACCGTTCCTTCTGACCGTCACTTTCGTGGTGCATGGTCATTGAGTGGCAAAGTTATATCAGAAGATATGGACGCAGCCAAAGTAATCTTCAAGGACAAAATCCGTGAAGTTCGTGCGCCTTTGCTTGAAGCAGAAGACGTGGTGTACATGAAGGCACTTGAAGCTGGCGATACAGATGCACAAGCTGCTTCTGTAACAAAGAAGAATAATCTTCGCAATGCCCCAGCAGCATCTGCAATTACTAATGCAGATACAATCGCAAAGCTAAAGGCAGCTTGGGATACAAGTGTACTTGGTGATAGCCCTTACGCATAATGCGTGGGGCTTCCCCTGTTTAGGAGAAGATAGATGGCGTTGACTAAAATACAAGACGGTGGTATGCCAGAAGGTTCTGTGTTGCAAGTTGTCAATGCAACGACAGGTACTAATGTATCTACAACATCAACAAGTTTTGTAACCTCAAATCTTACAGCCACAATTACACCATCAAGCACATCTAGTAAAATACTAATACTTTTAAATGCCGCTATGTATAATAGCTCAACAGGGATTCATTCTGTAGTCACAGTATTTAGGGGAACAGTAAGCGGTACAAATTTAGGTCATTCGTCTTTTGGATTTGGTTCATCTTACGCATCTGGAGATTTAGTAAAAAATAATATAATTGCTAATTATTTAGATTCCCCATCAACAACATCAGCTACAACATATACTGTTGGAATAAAGTCAGAGAGTGCTGGGACTACAATTATAAGTGTAAATGGCGAAACGTCTACTATTACCTTGATGGAGATTGCAGGATGAAACATTTAGCAATCTATAAGTTATACTCAAATGTGGTTACAATTAGAGGTGACATTGCTTATGACGCAAATGATAACGTAGTGGAGTATGATGAAAATGCTGTTACAACTGAAGCAAACATGCTGGCATTGCGTCAGGAACGTAACCGTTTAATTTCTGAAACAGATTGGTGGGCATCCTCTGATTTAACCATGACTCAAGCCCAAACCGACTATCGCCAAGCCCTACGTGACATTACAGACAATGCCACATCTCTTGATGACGTAACGTGGCCTACTAAACCATAAGGAAGACCGATGCCCTACATAGGTAAATCCCCAGAGTTCGGTGTTCGCAACCGATTTGTCTACCAAGCAACTGCTGGTCAGACTAGCTTCAGTGGTAGTGACGCAGACAGTAAGACACTGACCTACGCAGATAGCTTGTACCTAGACGTGTATCAGAATGGTGTGCTACTCAAGCCGGGTACAGACTACACTGCTACAACAGGCACAACCGTTGTGCTGGTCACAGGGGCATCCCTAAATGACGTAGTTGAGATGGTGGTCTATGATGCGTTTAGTATTGCGAACTCGTACACCAAGACTGAATCAGATACTCGCTACCCATTCAAAGGTAACAACAGCATCATCCGTCTGAACGGTCAGACCATTAGCGCAGACATTACCATAGACTCTGATGAAAATGGCGTAAGTGCAGGGCCAATCACACAGAACGCAACCGTGACTGTTAACGGGTATTGGAGCATCGTATGACCAGTGTACTGAATGTAGATACTATTGCAGATAAGGCTGGCACTGGCCCTGTTGGGTTGACAAAGCAACACGCAGCAAAAGGGTTTTGTCATTTTAATCAACAAACACCAGCCATAACAACAAGTTTTAATACAGCTTCTTTAACCGACAGCGGCACAGGGTATGGGAAGGTTAATTGGACTAACGCAATGAGCAATGCAAATTATTCAACAACCACCAGCAATCAAAGTGTCAATGCTATTGGTAGCAGTGACTATGCCACATGTTTAGCTGACGACAATCCTTATGTTGCACGAACAGCCTCTTCATGGTCTTTTAAAAGTATTTATGGAGGCAATGTTGCGGCTGCTGAATTTGACCCAGCCACAGCAATATGTTCAGCTTTAGGAGACCTCGCATAATGGCAAGCATACTCAAAGTAGATGACCTAAGAGGTAACACAGCGGCTGGCAACATTACCATTACCAGCGAGGGTGGCTCTGCGACTATGCAGTTACAGCAGGGTGTGGCGAAGGCTTGGGTGCATTTTGATGGCAGCGGCACTGTTGGCATTGATGATAGCTTTAACATTGGTTCTTTGACAGACAATGGAACAGGAAATTACACAACTGCATTTTCTAATAATATGAACTCAGCTAACTATGCAATACCTACTGCCTGTAATTTAAATGACACTCAAGCAGATATTGCTGGTTCTACAGCTAGAACATCAAGTCAAACAACAATAGATTGCTTGCATGACAGCGGCAGTGGCAATGATATGAATGATGTGTTTGGCACTTGGCACGGAGACCTAGCATAATGGCAAGCGAACTAAGAGTAAACACCCTGAAGGATGCCAGCGGTAACAACTCTGTTGCCATGAGTACGGTTTCAAACGGCACTCCAAAAGCATATGCTTATTGGAATCAATTAACTAATACTATTGTCGATTCACTAAACACCAGTTCTTTTACAGATGTAGATACAGGGGTTGGTGGTATAAATTGGAGTTCTGCAATGAGCAGTGCTACTTACATGTGTACTACAGGTTCGCCTACTGTTGCGACAAATACGGCATATGTTGCGGTAACAATGGACGATGATATCTATGCTTATCAAACAAAAACTACAACTTTTTGGCCTTTTAATACTGCATATTCAGGCGATGGTGCTGGCAAAGCCTATTTTGATTCAAAAGGCTCTATATGTTCCGCAATGGGAGACCTAGCATGAGTAAAGCAGCAGAACTAGCCGCACTGATAGGTTCGCAAACAGCCCTGTCAAACAAGAATCTGATTATCAATGGTGCGATGCAGGTTGACCAGAGAAATGCCACAACAACTGCAACTGGCTATACTTTGGACAGATACTACTGTGCCAAAGTAAATTTTGATGAATTAGTTATTGCTATAACACAGGATACAGATAGTCCTGACAACTTTTCAAACTCATTAAAGTTTGCCGTAACAACCGCTGAAAGTTCCCTTGCTAGTGATGAGATTATATATATATCTCAAAAAATAGAGGCTCAAAATTTGCAGCACCTTAATTTTGGTTCTTCTGCAGCTAAATCTATTACACTTTCGTTTTTTGTAAAAAGCAGTCTTACAGGGAAATATTCTGTACTGATGTATTCCGATGACGCAGTTCGTAGCAATTTACAAAGTTATACGATAAACAGCGCAAATACTTGGGAAAAGAAAACTATAACATTTGACGGTGATACGGCTGGTAGCGGCATTAACAACGACAACGGTACAGGACTTTGGCTGTTTTTTTCATTGGCTGCTGGCTCAGATTACCACGGAACACCACACACAGGGTGGGGTGCTTACTCTGCAACTGATGATTTTCAACACAGTGATGCGGTAAATTTTGCTGCACAGACGGGTGAATTTTTTATTACAGGAATACAGCTTGAAGTAGGCGATGTAGCCACATCATTTGAACATCGGTCATTTGGGGATGAGTTGCTTAGGTGTCAGAGGTACTTCTGTAAAACTACACAGCCACGCATTAGTTCTTATGGGGCTACATATAATTATGTTAATTGGGAGTTCCCTGTTGAAATGAGAGCAGCCCCAACTATAGGCGGCAATGTCACTGGAACTGCCGATGGTGTTTATGTAGATGCGGCTTCTCGTTATTCGTCTGGTAGTAGCTACGCAAAATTTGGTGCTAATTCAACCACCCCAGCAACAGCAGATGCGGAGTTATAAATGGATATTACATCAGCACAATACATCAGAAATAGAGATGACACTGATAATATAGCTATTGCCGCAACTATTGACGGTCAAGATATGGAAGTTTCTTTAGACCCAGATAACCGGCACTACGCAGCCATCCTTGAGTGGGTAGCTAAAGGTAACACAATACAAGATGCGGATTAAAAATGGCACTACCACCTATTAACCAAATTGCTAAAGTTGTTGGCAACTTTAAAAAAGGCACGATGCCTGCTCCTCCTGTTCTTAATCTCCCACCTGCAGGACAAGTAAGTAACACCGGGCCTAAGCCAATAACAACTGACCAAGAGGTAGAACAAGAAGTAGGTACGCTTGCTGCAGGTATGCAAGGGGGTGTGCCACAACTATCTCCTGTCTTGCAAACGGTTGACCCAAACGAACTTATGTCTGGCACTGGCACACAGTTAGCTGGTCAAGTCACAGCAGGCACAACCACTGCACCCACTACAGGATTGCAGGTAGGCACACCTGCTGCTCCGGGTGCAAACGTAGGACAAGTATCTGGTATACAGCAGATTGCCCCTCAGATAGGCACAGTTCAAGCTGAACAGATATCGACTGCACCACAGATTGATTTTGCACAAGATGTAGAAGGACAGGTATCTCAGCAGTCTATATCTACTGCTGCAACTCAACAACTTGACCCTCAAGCAACCACACAGTATCAGTTAAGTCAGCTTATGGCTGGTATTCAACAGGGTCAACCACTTCCGCCGTGGGCTTCTCCTGCGGTTCGCAAAGTTGCAGGTATTATGCAGGCACGTGGTTTGGGTGCATCGAGTATGGCTGCAGCCGCTATGACGCAGGCTGTGATGGAATCGGGTGTAGTTATTGCAGCGAGAGATGCCGACAAGTATGCTACCATACAGTTGAAGAATCTTAGTAATCAGCAACAGACAGCTTTGGCTAACGCAGCTACCTTTGCTGCGATGGACAAGGCAAACCTGTCTGCACGTTTGCAAAGTGCAGTTACTAACGCACAGGCTTTGCTTGCCACTGAAACCAAAAATTTAGATGCACGGCAACAATCAAATGTTATCACTTACAATGCACTTACTCAATCTGCTTTCAAAGATTCTGCAGAAGAAAATGCACGTCGTCAGTTCAATGCAAAAAACGAACTACAGGTGGATGAGTTCTTTGCGGAACTGGGGTCTCAAGTCGAGACAGCAAACGCAAACAGACAAGCAGGAATCGAACAATTCAACGCAGGCGAAATAAACGCACAAAATCAATTTAACGCAAGTCTGCGGGATAATAGAGAAAAATTTAACGCAAACATGCAGTACGCTATTGACCAATCAAACGTACAATGGCGCAGACAAACAAACACAGCAAACACAGCCATACAGAACGAATCAAATCGCATCGACGTACAAAATCTTTACAACGCAAGTCAAAACGCTTTGAACAATCTATGGCAAAAGTACCGCGACAACGCTGCTTGGAATTTTCAAAAAAGCGAATCGTACTTGCAAAGGCAACATGAAATTGGCATCATGGCTATGGAGTTTGCAAATACAAAAGAGTTGTATGATAAGCAGCAAAAAGATGACCTTGCACTGGGCATCGGTAACTGGCTTGCTGCATGGATGGCAGGGAGTGGAAGTAATACCTAATGAACTTACTTAAAACATTACTACCTATTGCAGCAGGGATAGGTGCGGGGTACTTTCTTGGTGGTGGGACAGCAGCCGGTATAGATACGGCTCGTCTCGCTACATCATTTCTTACAGCTACAGGAGGAGGACAGGGAAACCCGTTTCAAAAGTCTCAACAGGCAGGGTTAAGAATTAGACCTCGCAGGCCAGAAGAGCTTACTAGCGGTTCAAAGGCATCTATACGTATGCCTTCAAGTCTTCAACCTATACAGCAATTAGTATCAAACAGCCCACGTTTGGAAACAGCAATGACTAATCTATACAACAACGCATCGAACCAGCAAGTGCGTGAGATGTTTAGTCAATACTCTCAGGACATGCCTTCTACTTTGCGTCAGGGCAGACGTACTTTGACTACTGAACAACCCGGAAATATACAAGTGGATGTAGCATAATGGCAGAAGAAATGAAGATGGCTCCTCAAGGCAGCATTGAAGCAAAAGACCCATTTGCTGCTGTACCAGCAGGGTACTCTCTTACAATCGATAACGAACGTTGGCCTTGGGGTCAACCACCTCAAAAGGTAGACCCAAGCGAGGTGTTGGAAGATGCAATCGATTCACTTAACACACGCAGAACAAAACAGGAGATGATGAAGTTGCTGATTGTTGGGGCGTCGGTGGAGTCGCTTGTAGAGGGATACATTTTACAGGGCTTTCACGAGGGCAGGTTTAACCCGGATGTAGGACTTCTTATCAAGGGTCCGCTTGCTATGTACATTGCAAACATGGCAGAAGAAGAGGGCGTACCGTACCGTTTCTTTGAGAATGATGACGCTTTGACTGAAGGTGAAATGGATGATGATACGTTCTTTAATATGATGCGTGACAATAATCCAGCTATGTTTGAGTATGTTTCAGAAACAATAAATGAAGGTATCCGTAAGGGCAATGCTCCACGTAAACCTGTTGAAGAAAACTTCATGACAATGGAAAAGGGCAAATAAGATGGGCTTCGGTGCAGCACTAGCTATGGGCCTTGTTCGAGGCTTTACCAACAACATTCAAAACGAACAGAAAAACAGACAGCTTGACCATCAACAGCTTAGCGATTTGGAAACGCTGATAGCTGACAATGCCCTTAAAGGTAACATATACAACGCCGATGCAATAAGTGGGGTTATTAAAGACGCACGAGACGAGTTAAATAACAAGGAACGTATTGACCTGTTCGGTACAGCTACCCCGCGAGTACGTGTGGATTTATCTGAGTTGGGTCCGTTGGTAACCAAGCCCCCCAAAGAAACAGATATGATTTCATTATTAGGGGGTGCTATCAAGTTCAAACGCACTGACGCTCCTGAAGTTAAAATGTCTGAAATAAGCAACGCAATGGTTCAGCCTCAGTATCAACAGGCTTTTGTAAACGCTCCTATGTCTGAACAAGCATCTATACTATCATACATGTTATCCAGCCAAGCACAATATTCTGTAGGTCAAAAAGCACTGTTTCAAACACCAGATGTAGACATTGATACAGGACAAAATTCTAATACAGCTTATCCGGGTTTAAATTGGCTAACGAATTATAATGACCGAAACCCTCACATTATGGACCTCAGTGCTACTTCTGGTGTTAACAATTCTGGAGATTCAATCGGTGCAGGTGAAAAACTTGAAAAAGGAATGTCTAGTCAGATTCGTATTGACGTAGACTCTACAGCAAAAGTCCTTAATGATAGAGGCGTTGAATGGACAACGATTGGTTTGAGTGGAAGTCCTCAAGATATAGAAGATGGTTACAATGCTTACTTATTAATAGACAAAGAACAGTATGCAACTGGTGTTGAAGCTATGATGAAAGCAACAGGCGCACAGGATTTCAAATATGCACTTGCTAGATGGCAACAAAGTTTTCCTATGTTGGGTGTAAGTAAAGCTGAAACTAAACAGGCTTTCATAACTGCTATAAAAATGGCTGAAATAGTGGGTGGTAACCCAGAGATGTTGGACCCAGATTTAGATAAAAGTGCTTTGTACAAAACAGACCAAGAAGTATTAGTAAACATAGCTAGAAAACTTTCTGGTATGGGAGCAGATTCTGCTTTAAAGATAGGGTTGGTTCTTGCACCGTACATGGATTATGAAAAGCTGCCTGTTGAGGCTAAAGGTGCAGGCATAGTTGCAAAAGCACCAAAAGAATCTTTACGTGCGTACGCACTTCGTAATATCATGGAAACCAATACTCAAGACCCCAATATGGTAAGAACGGATTATGAAAAGTTTAAAACCCACGGTGAAAATGTTATAAATACAACAGAGCAACTGGGTGAACTGTTTATGAGCGTAAAGGCTCTTGCTGAAAGTGACGAATACAACAGGCCACAGGCTCTTCAACTGTTCTTCAATGGTTTAAATACAACCTTTAATATACAAGAGGGTATTGTTGGTGGTATTATTCAATCTGGAATAAATGCCTTTGGTAAAGATGCAAATGATATTGTTATTGTAGAATCAAATGTACTCGATGTAAACGATAACAAAAGGTACACCTCATCCTACGATGAAGAATTGAAAAGAAGAGTATCTAAGCAAAGAGAAATTGGAGAAGAGGCTGCTCGAATGGAAGCCATGAAGATTGCTCTTGCATTTAAGATGGCACGTGCAGATGACCCCTCTGGTCGTTTGTCTAACCAAGATATTGAAGCGCAGTACGTTAAGTTAGGTAAATCATTCTCCACACGTAAATTGGAACTAGCTGCCCTTAGAGTTACACTAGAAGACTTTACACGAAAGGCTAACTATTATAAGCCTTTGTTAGCGGTTATGGCAGGGGGTCAAAGACCTACAGCAGACGCTACACAATTCCAATACGTTGATGGTGTTATAGCAGGTAACTACATTCTTAAACAGGCTGACTATGGCATTGGCGGAACTCTTGAACAGGGTGCAGGTAGCCCCGGCGGACTAACTGCTGCTGACTTTGAAAATGCAGACTCTGCTCCATCTGACTCGTCAATTAAGTACATACTCAGAGGGGGAGTTGGTTACTACTTTAATCCCACAAGTCAAAAAATTGGGCGTTCTCTTGCTGATGTAGTCGGGCCAGTTAGTAATGCAGTACCAAACGCTAACGTAACAGCCCAACAACCTCCTGCAAATGATATTCCACCACCTCAAGCAGCAGAAACAGCAAATAATGCGGAGTTTTCATCTACCACTCATTACGTTAAAACAGGACCAGATGGAAGACCTGTGGGTAACAATGTAGAAGGGTACGTTTTGATACGTCGAGATGGTCTTGTAGAAGAAAAAGGAAGATTTAAATTAAATAAAGATAGAGACGATATCTTTGAACGGGTGGGACAGTAAGCATGGAACAGAATCAGCTACCCCCTATTGTACGAAGACCTGACGTACGCACAACATTACCTAAAGGTTTTATACCCGGCGAGGCATACCCTGCACGGGTACAAGACCAGCCTATATTTGATGAGTTAGCATTACAGCCAGCAGACCAATTCCCTTCGTTCGATGAGTTTCTAAACAACAACGAAGAGATGTTGGGAAACATTCCTGTACCTTTGGCAATGAAACAACGTGCGCTGCAGGGAAGCATACAAGACCGCAGTGAGATTGCTCTTGTGTATGACAAGGCGTACTCGATAGCAAACGAAAAAAGACAGATACCAGTGGGTTCAAAAATTGAACTGGGTGTTGGTGCTGGAGAAGCTACAACTAATCTTGTAAGTGGGTTTGACCAAGAGTTTCTTAACACTCTTCCAGAAGAAAAAAGAAAACGTCTTGATACTCTGATGGATAACAGAATTGGCTTAACGCCAGTTGTACAAAAAGCTTTTACTGACCCATACGTACAAGCTGCTATCTTGGACAGAGTATCGTCCAGTGATTTTTGGGATGACACGGGACGCAGAATGAAACAAGAATTTGCGGACATACCCGGATTTGGTCAAGCTGTTGTAGGATTTTTAAAGAGCATACCAAACTACTCAATGGCAGGTATACAGTACGTTACAGAAGACTACGGATTCTTTGGTGATGAAGAAGAGCAACAAAAAAGACGTGACCAAAGAGATGCAGCCATCGATGAAAACTTCAGGTTGTTTGATACAACTGTTCGAAGATTTGGTCGTATGGGAGATGTTGCCCGTGCTTTTGACAAACAGATTCGCGAGTACATGATTGAAACGTACGGTGAAGAGTTTGTTAATTCTAGGTATCCTGATGTCATGGGACCAGACGGCCCAATAGAAACGCCAATCGTAAACGTCGAACAAGCTAATGCCCTTATGGATTACAGCTTTAAACAAATGCCTAAGATGGAAAAGTTTGGAAGTTTTGCCATTCGTAACTTGGGTATGACATCTGCCTTTTCAGCACCGTATTATGCTGCAGGCGGAATAAAAGCAAAAAGATTAAGTAAGTTTCTCGAACGTAATCCTCAGTACAAGCAACTTGACCCCGTTCGTGCGTACAGAGTAATGCGTACACAAGCAGAACGTAACAGTTTTAGTAAAGGGTACGGGGCTGCTTTGAATAGAATGGCAGAGAAGTTTCCGTTTACAGGTGAGTCAGGATATAGAGGTTCTTTAGGTACGATTGTTGATACGGGGGTTATGCGTAGACGACTAACTTCGTTACGCCAAAGAATAAACGAAACTAAGAATCGTTTAAAAGATACGAATTTAGACGATGCAACTCGTAATCAGTTGAAAGCTGACTTGTCTTCTTTTGAAGGTGAGTGGTCAAAGACATGGATACGTGGTGGCTTTATTGGTCAGCCTGCTATTACCAGTACGGTGGTAAGCGAAGCTATTATTGCAACAGGTCAAACTTTTGGGTACGAATACGCGAACACAGTGGGTATATCTGACGATGCAGGTGGTATGGTAGGTGCTTTGAGTGTAGCGTTGTTTGGAAAGCCATCTATAAAATTTGCATCTTCCGCTGGCGTAGGACTATCAAACGTTTTTACAGGTGGTCAGTTTGGTGCGGTTTTAGAAGCAACAGCACGTCAGGGCGAAGACATCATCTCTGTGTTAAGCGGTGGAAAAATACCTGTTGGTATGATTACAAACCGTAGATTTGACGCGATTAGAGAAGAGTACCAGCGACAAGGTATACCTTTCACAGTTCAAAGTGAGAGAGAGTACAACGCTATGGCTGACTTTTTAGCAGGCATACCTGAAGCTAATCGTTCAGATGTATTTAAAAGCGTTTTAGAAATAAACGCAGTTCGCAACAGTCTTGTACGTGCGTACGGCGAAGACCAAAGAGCAGAGGCTGCAGAGATGTTTCGACTTCCGTTCGCAGCAGTATCCGAACTGGCTATTCTGCAAGGCATAGAAAAATCTAGCCTAGCATCTATCAAAAACATGGGAGATATTGGTGCTGCAATAAACGCACAGAACAGAACAGAAAGACTGCTTCTTGCCCAGCAGGGTAACATAACTCGTTTAAAAGAAATGTTACGTGAGCAAGGTCAAGACACTGAAGATTACGCACGTACGTTTGATTGGATACAAAATGCAGAACGGTCAACTAATCAACAGCTAATGTCTTTGGCTGCACGTCGTGAAGATGCTCGTGCAATACTAATGAATTACAAGAATAGCATCCTTAAAGACCCGTCTGGTGCGTTGCCCGAAGGTATGCTCGATGATTTAATTGAAATTGAAACGAACCTGCGGCTAGGTGGCAAAGACATTGTTTTAGGCATAGAAGAAAGACGAAACATTGTAAATCAATCTTTTGCAGAGTTAGCTGGAGCTTTGAACGCACGTATGGACGAACTAGAGGCAGACGGCATTGCAGATGCAAACACTCGTTTGAATTATGGTCGTCACCTAGAAGCAGCGTACGATGCAAAGTTACGTCATCGTATTCATCTAATGAAAGCAGGCTATGCTAAAGTGGATGAGATGATGGTAGGTCAGGAGATAGACCTGTCTCAGGCTGTTACCGACATAGTTGGTGATTTGTCAAAAATGCAAGCAAAGGATATGCGGGGTCTTTTCTCTCCAGATAAAAAGTTCTTTACAGGTACGTCTGGCAGAGCGTTACTTAACACACTTGAGGATATGGCAAAGCGTTCACTCTCAGAGAACTTTAATCAGAAGTCTATTGACGAATTTATGATTGCGGCAAGAACTCCTTTTAAGAAGGATGGTACAGAAAACAAGTTTTACATTAGCGACAATCCGACGTATTTGCAAGTTGCAGCAGCCTTAGTTGACCCCAAGAAAGCAGGCAAGAAGTTCAACCCATTCAAGGCTCTTGCCAGTGAGGTAGAAGAAGTAAGAGGACATCTTGCAAGAGAACAGTTCCGTCTTCAAGATACAAACGCTCCACTATCATCTCAGTACGGAAATATAAAAGATAATTTGGACGATGCTCTTAATGCAATCCCCGGATTGGGTGAGGAACTTACGAAGGCAAGAAAGAACGCCAAGGACGTACGTTTTGACCCATACAGAAAAGATGGTATGGCACAGCGATTAGATAAAGGCAGGTTAGGTAAAGCAGAAGCAAAAGACCCTGATACAGGATACGACTACTTGTGGAAAGAGGGATTAGAGCCTGATTCTTGGCATCAACCAATGGCAGATAGCATATCAGGTGCAATCGAATCTGCAGGAAATGAAGAACTGCAAAAGAATATAGGAAAGCTAAAGAACGCTAAGAGCCAATTCGTACGAACTTGGGGTGATTCATTTAACGATGAAAATGGAAAAAGAATTATTGGTTTTGACTTGACTACAGATGAGGGGATGGAAAACTTTAATCTTGCAAAACAGAGCGTTGAGATTCTGTTCAGAGATGCTTGGTCAGGTAAAAGATTGCGGCAGCTTCGTTCAGCACGTGCCAAGGGACAAACAGCGTACGCTGGTCCTTTTGAACCACAAGAAACGCCTCTGAGAAAAGGCAACTACGACTTTAGTACGTTGGATAATATTGACCAGCTTGAGGAACAACTAATTGTATCTGTAAAACGTAAGGACGGAACTGTACAGGAAGTAAGTTTGTTTGATTTCCACCATATGACAAAGGTAGAAACAGACATCGTATCTCTTATTGAGATGGATGACGCTCTTATGAAAGAGATGAATGACTACCGTCAACTTGTAAACGACGGCATTAACAAGCTAGACAATCTTGATTCTGAATTAGCACGTCAACAGGCACAATCAATCAACCAGCTTAAAAAAGTATCGGGAATGAACATCGACCAGATGTACGAAATGGTTTCCCAGCAGGGTATGGCTGGTATAGAAAAACTTCGTATGCAATTTACAGCAGGCGATGCTACGATGTCACCTGAAGCGTTTGACAATGCTATGAGGTATTTTGTTCCTCAGATGCTTTTAAGAAGAGCAGCACCAGAGGTTAACCCACAAAGACTATCACGCAAAAGAGGTATAGGTGGTGACCAGTTTGTTGTGGAGACATTCATACAACCTGAACTGTTGATAAAAGACCTCACAGAAAACAAAGCTGTTATGGATGTAGTTGATGCGTACATGGAGCCAGAGACTGTAGATTTCATGATTAACGCCGCTACATTTTCACAGGTAGCTAGAGGTGTAGATGGTCCTACCCCATCTCTTGGCGGTCTACGTCCTATTTCACACAACGAAATTGTTAGCCGTGCGTTTAACTTGTCTCGTCAAATGGTCAGCCCACAATACGTTGCTGCAGAATTTGCTTTCCGTCTCTTGTCACAACGTAATTCAAACATACTACAGCTTGTAGCAGAGAGCCAAGATGCAGGTGCAATTCTAAACAAACTGCTAGTCAATCCACGTGACTTTGAAGAAAAGGATGTAAAGGCATTGTTGCCGTTGCTTACATCTTTTGTAATACGCGAGTATGCTCGTGCTGGGGAAACCATCCCTGAACATGTATCACAACAACTAGATATAGAGGAATAGATATGAAAACGTACAATAATGGCCCACGTAAGGGTATGATGTATGGTGGCATGACTCGTCGTAAGCCAATGATGTACGGCGGCACTGCAAACCAAATGTCTGCAAAAAAAGCAAAGGGGCAACAAATGCCCCGTGAAGAAAGAAAGTCAAAGAACGTTGAACCCGCGATGGGTATGCCCAAGATGGCAGGGGGTGGCAGACTAAAAGAGCCTGACAATCCCGGTTTGAAGAAGCTACCGAAGAAAGTCCGTAATAGAATGGGCTTTATGTCAGAAGGTGGCGTTGTTCCAGATGAACTTAAAACCGCTCTTGAAGTAATAATGAAAAACAGAAAAACTAAAAGACTTACTAAGCAAGAGCAAAAAGAAGTCGATGCCATGATTGACGAAATGCTTGGTCGTAAAGAAATAAATTAAACGTATGTCCTAGACTTTTCCATCACTTCATCACCAACTGTACGCAAGTACCGAATTAGGGATGCTACACTGTGCGAACCTTCGTACTCTGGCATCCCTAAATTCATTTCGCGTTCGAAATCGTCAGGGT